AGTGCAGAAGTACGTTAACGATGGTACCGCAGATAACTTGATGGGAGACAACGCTACTAACACTTCTAATATGCCGTTCTAATGCGTAAGGAGAAAGTAGTACTAACCCCAGAACAAAAGGAGTTCCAGAAGGTGAAGCGCTTCATTGCGAAGCGTTTCCCTGGAGCCCGTACTGCGATGAATAGTGCCGGTCACTACTCCGTAGTACATGGTGAGGATGCAGACTCTGTCGTACCGGCAGAGCTGCTTTATCCGCCAGCAAGAACCGTTCGCGAAGCTTGGCAGCAAGCCAAGTCTGTAGCGTGGTTTGTGAACATGATACGTAAGTCTAACAACGCATTTAGCGATGATAAGATATTCAAGAAATTAGCAAAGGAAAGAGGTGGTGACGAATAAAAACAAGACTATGAAACGAATAAAGAAGTACTCAAAGAAGGCTCGCGCATTAGCGATGATGGAGAGATTTACTAAGGATGATTTGGCTTTTATTGAGCATGTAAAGGCTGAGTGTAAACGTACTGGAATTAAGTGCGACTTACGTTCAACACGCTACGTAAAGATTAACAACATAGGTTGCTCAGGGTACTTTGATTCGGATGGTAAAGTGCTTGTTTGTTCTATGAATCGTCCTGATGCATTGGGTATCTTAGCACACGAATATGCTCACTTAACTCAGTGGGAGGAAGGTATTCAGTTGTGGCACGACTCAGGTAATTCTATGGAGAAGATCGATCAGTGGCTTGGCGGTAAACGTATACACAACATCAAGAGGCATTTGGCTGTGTCACGTGACTTGGAACTTGATAACGAACGTCGTACTGCTAAGTTAATCAAGAAGTGGAAGCTTAGTATTGACCTTAATGATTACGTTAAGCGAGCCAATGCGTATGTACATTTCTACAATTGGATATACTTTACTCGTAGATGGAGTTCACCTAATAACTCACCATATACCAATCCAGGTATTCAGATGGAGATGTCAACTCGATTCAACATGAAGTACACAGAGATGACTCCAAGAGTCTATAATGCATTTAAGGAAGCTAATATATGAGAAGAACGACAGCCAACAAACTAAAGAATGCGAATCCGGTTATGCTATCTATTGTGCGTAACTATCTAAACAAGTACGGCATCCGAGTTCGTAAGTGGATGCCGTATCGTGGTAAACGAACAAGTCGGGATGTGGTCTATGAAGCTTTCTATGACGACCATTCCGTTAACATTCCAGTCCCAGTTGATCGATACAGCTTTTATGTTTGTATGCATGAGATTGGTCACCTTGTTAAGGGTGATCGTATCTATGGATACACTCAGGAGTATGTAGCAGAGCAGTATGCTATTGCTAAGTTGATTAAGTACGGGTACTACACTAAAGAGATTGAAGAGAGTGCTAGACGATACGTCTATGAGCATTTGATTCAGGACTTGGTTATTCGAAACCTAAACCCAAGTAAGGTTAGTACAAAGGTGATCGAATGGACAGGCCGCACCAAGGAGCAAGCACGCAAACGAGCTTTGCGTTTAGCTAAACTATTGCACAAGCATAGCGACAATGTTCCTAATGCATTGCAGAGACTATCCACTCAACCATTGAGTGCCAAAGTATATAAGTCGATACTTGAACTATCGATTAACCAGTTAAGATAGATTTTGTTTTGTGTGTGAAGATTAAGCCCCGAAAGGGGCTTTTCTTTTTTACAACCTATTTATATACATGATCACATTCCGTTCTATTTTTGATAAACTCGTGGAGGAGTTAAGACCTGAGAAGGGTCATATGTCAGGTGTTAGTAATACTATCGACTTGAGGGGTATTGTTGATTGGGATGGAGTGGATGAAGATAAGTTTAAGGAGTTCTTAGATGGTAGTGAGATTGGCTACGAGCCATTGAACAATGCACTTAGCATATACCAGTCCATAAAGCTTGGAGCGCCTGAAGCTTTTTATTGGCTTTGGAAGCACAAGCCTGGTGATAGGTTGTCAGTGTTGTTTAGGAAAGAAAACTACACACTCTACACTCGTAAAGGTAGCTATGGTAGCTACATCGATCATGTACTTGTAGACGAAGCTAACGGACAAATACTTGGAATGATTAAGGCTAGTCCCAGCGAAAGGTATAAACAATACTTTGGTGTTGCACCATGGGAGGTTGGTCTATCAGAAATGATCCCATCAGTAAGAGGTGGTGGTGAAGGAAAGATAATGTACCTAATGTTCTTGGAAGCTCGTAAAGCTATCTTATCAGACTCTACTTTGTATGAAGGATCGTTTGTTATGTGGGACACTCAAATCAGAACAGCAGCCAAGTACTCAGGTGTGATTGTGGATGGTGGTTTTCCTATTGTAAACAAAAACACAAGCGTATACGATATGGCTATTCCAAATCGAATACTTGAGAAGTTTTTTGCTAGCAATACTATTGCACCTTGGATTGTCAAGTACAGCAATAAGCTTAATTCACTTCCTACAAAGGAATGCTTCTACGTACAGATAGTATCTGGTAATTATGATGAGAAGTCTTTTTATGAGGTGTTGGATGCTCTAGCAGAAGAAGCTAATGCAACAACTATCGTAAAGGCTCTAACAAAAGACATACACGGTAAGCGCAGAGGCAGATTAGATCCAGAGGTTAATAAGTACATTCGCTTAGCACAAGAAGATTGGAACTTTGAAACGTGGACTGAGCCAGGTCGTGTTAGTCGAGCTAAGCACATCATTGTAGCCTTAGCAAACGACTCCTACAATCCACCAGTAGCCATTTACGACATTGACTTATCGCTACCAGAACCAGAAGTAAAAATCCTATGATAAAGTTATCCAACATCCTAAAAGAAGAAAAGGAGCAATACGTTCCTTATATGTACTCCAAAGATGGATTTGGATGTCACGTATGCAAATTTTACTACAAAACTGAGGAGGGAAAGCATATGTGTAACAACGAGGATTACGTGGAGTTTCAGGGTACTGAAGAGCTGTTAGACAGCGCAAAAAACCCGATAAAAGACCCGTCTAAATGGTGCAGTAATTGGTTCAAACCGAACGCTTAAACGCCACTAATAATGCGGCTTCTAACGCCTATTTTTCACCGTCAATCCCACATTCTACGTTCACTAACTAACTGATAATCAAGCAGTTCTAAAACCTCATTAGCCCGGTTTTACAGGCGTTTTTTTGGCAAAATGAACCAAGTTCTATGCGGAAAAAATGAGTCGTTTAAAACGAAGAAAAACACGCTTAAAATCGATTTTACGGCCCCCTTGTCTGCGTTATATTTGACGTGGGATTTTGGCCAAAAAAACCGGTTCATAACTTGTTCATAACCTAAATTTTCTACATTATCTTTGTGTTAAATTTCCCGCATTTTGCGTATATTTATAGCTATAAAACCCCACTATCTATGAGCGTTTCAAACGACGAACTTATCGAAGAAATCCTATGGAAAGCCTATGAAAAAGGGCTTGGAATTGAAGTACATAACTACGCTAAAAAGTTAATAGATGGTGGAATGCGAAAGAGTTTTGCGTATCAGCAAGCTTACGAGGATTTACAGGTAGAATACTACTAACTCAGGATATTTATCCTAAAAGGGATAATATATGAGTTTTACAAGAGAACAAGTTGAAGCAGCAGTAAAATCAAAAGGATATGTTTGGTTTGAAGATGTTGCAAATAAAGGATTTGACGTTAATATCGTAGGAATCCGTAATTCGTCTACCGGTAAAAAAGTTACCAATGTCTTTGATGATTGGATGACGCTTTCGTATAAAGAAGGTGGCGTATGGAAGTTCCATAGTTGGGCTATTACTACCGATCCTGGTACTAAGGCTGTTAAGGAGTTTCACAATCCAAATGGAGTAGCTCGCTTGGTTCCTGGCCAGTATCGTAAGTCGCATATTATTAGATTACACCAAGGAAAGTACGAAGCATTAGGACAAAATGCTCCAGTAAAGGTATGGAGAGATAAAAACAAGGATATGACTTTTGATGAAGTAACTATCCAAGAAGGTGTATTTGGAATCAACATTCACCGCTCTAATCCAACTACCGAATCTGCTTACGTAGAGAACTGGTCTGAGGGTTGTCAGGTGTTTAAGCGCGTTAAGGACTTTAACGAGTTTATGGCTATCTGTAGAAAAGCTAAAGACATTCACGGAAACTCATTCTCATATACTTTATTAGAATCTTCTGATATCAAGTAATGCCAGCTAACAACATCATAACGCTCGAAGTATTAGATCCAAGTTCGGTATCGATTGATGGGCTAAATGCCACAATCAACATAACTACCGTAAATGATCCTACGATTAGCTTAAGGGCTGACGCTACGTCCAGCTCTCGAGCTGGTGGGTTGCAGTTTGATTTGTCAGCAGAGCGGTTAGTATTGAAGTACGAATACACTGCTGTCGTGTCAGTAGAGCGACAGTTTATAGACCCAACAACGTACTTAGATGCTACTCTAAGAAAAACCTTCCGTTTGACAGATGCTGGTGATGGTGTAAATTGGGTTGCTGTTGATTTAGGATCCTGGTCTGTGCCGGTTGTTGAATCGAGCGTATCTATTGCAACTAGGAAGGTCGAAGTGCAGAACACCTACGATGCTTATATAACCGCAAAGACTGCCTACGAAGCTACACTGGCTAGTGCAGAGACTATCGAGTTAGAGCAATTAGAGACGTACGAACCAGCCTCCCCAGATTTAATTGTAACAAGAATGCTGGAGTTTAAAGCAGGTACCCTGGATGCTGCTATTCGGTATGCAACAGACGCTCAGCTTGGCACACAATTAGACTATCTCAATAGAGTAAATAAGTTTATTAACCTTTACACAGCCTTGTATCCTAGCCTTACAATTGACGACGGAGAAGGTATACCATATCAAAGATAAAACACACACATAACATGACACTACTACAAACACAACCAACAGAAGTACACTTTGGTGTATTCGAACAATTAGCTAACTATGGTGCATTAGGACTTGTTGTTCTTGCTCTAGGTTACTTAGCTTGGTTCTTTATTAAAAGAAACCTAGATGAGAAAGACCGCTTGATTAAGCGTCTAGAAGATATGAACGACGAGAAAAGAAAAGAGAACAAATGACACTATTACAAGCGCCATCATTTGGAGTATTTGAAACCCTAACCCAGTACGGAGCTTTAGGGGTTATTGTATTAGGTCTTGGTGCAGTATTGTGGTTCATGCTAAAGCGTCAGATTGCTTCTGAGGATGCTCTGAAGAAGAAAGTTGATGATCTTCAGAAAGAAGTAAACGACTATGTACGTACCGATGCTGGTAAGGTACAAAGCGCTTTAGATAACAATACACAAGCCTTAAAAGACTTGCGTGAAATTATACTTTTAAGCAAAGGTAGAAAGTGAGAAAAAAAACACTAATGCTATATGCAGTTCTGATTTCAGTTGTAGGACTGGTTGTACTAAATATAGGCATGGCAGGTAATGGTCATGTTGAAGTTGTGAAAGAAAACGTTACGTTGGAAGAAACAAACACAACATTAACAAAACAAAACGAAACCTTAACTCACGAAAACAAGCAGTTGAATGAGAAGGTGGAGGTTTTGGAAACCGCTGTCGAAACCTATGAAAAAGCTGATTCTGCTCGTGCTGCTCGTGATAAGCAGTCTTGGGAACTTGTGGTCCCAATCGGAGACTAAAAGATACCCTTATACAACAGTTGATGAAGATGGTGTAACCAAAGTAGTGGTTATGACTACCGATCAGGCTGATCTAATCAATAGGAAGTATAAGGACATGGAAGCTGAGTTGAATGCTCTCAAAGCTACCATCAAAACGCAACGCGATACAATCACTAACCAGAAAGTAATTATCCAGACTCAAATTGACACTATCCTAAAGCAGGATATAGTCATCAGAACCCAAGTAGATACTATTACCAAGTATAACGAGAAGGTAGTTTACATAGAAACAAATAAAGATAGTCTTAACGTAGAATACACTTCTCTGCAGGATAGCCTTTGGAAATGGGCATTAGGACCAACGCTCATATTCACATCATACCCAGACATGAAGTCCGTTTATCTAATGGACTTATCTCACTACTACATGACTACTGATGATTTTGGCACTATTTTCAATAAAATGACTAAGCTTGAGTATCAAAAGTATCAAACATTCATACAAACCTACGGACTTACTCCGGAAGCCTTATGGCGTTTTAGGTCCGATATGAGAATACAAAAATTGGCTAGTGGTGAGGCTGAAGAAAGAAAAGTGTGGAAATACAAGACTCAGTGGAAGTAGTGATACTTATATAAAAGTATGTTGCAATCGTTTATTAAACAATATTGGTTACAAATCCTTCCTTGGCTTTTAGCTATAGGATTTGCTATTTGGGTTGGCATTCTAACTCGCAAGCCAGAAACCTCTTTCCAACCGCCAATTAAAGATAACCGCATCGATAGCCTCGAGCAAGTTGTGAGTAAATTACACTCCGACTTGCTGAAGTCGCGACATGACTACGATAGCGCACGTGCTAACATTAGGACAGAAATCGAGTATATTAAAATAAAAAATGCTAAAGAAATTAACGATATTAGTAGCTACTCTGTTGATCAGCGTGACAGCTTATGGGCAACTTTTAACCCCTAAACGAATAGTATTCGAAAAGGATACTGGCATCTTCTTCAAGTCTAATCAGGAATTAGCTCTGTTAGTCAAACTAAAGCAGCTAGAGTCTTGTCAGATTCAAAATAAAATATGGGTTGCTTATGCTGATAGTGCTGATAGACAATTGGCTCGTGAGCGTCAAGCGTATGACGAGTTATTCAATAATTATCAATTATTAGAGCAAGCAGCTCGCGATTGGGAGAGTCGTTACAAGGTTGAGTACGATGCTCATGTTCAGACACAAAATCTACTACTAATAGAAGTAGATCGTAAAAAAAGATGGCGTAAATGGGCAATTGGCTTAGGCACATCTACCTTAACCCTGGCTGTGTCCGGGATTTACATTTTAACACATTAAGAGTTGCTATTTGATTTTTTTGGACGTATAGTTAAGTATGAAAACGCTATACACAAACAGTCAAATCCAAGAAGCTTTATTCAGTAAAGCAGTCAAACTCAACACAATTGTAGACACAGATCCCGACATGCGCGATCCAGTTTGCCTGCCCATATTGCAAGGAGCAACCAATTTTTTCGTAGACCTTTCCAAAAACTTTGCTTGGAATCCACAAGTAGATTACGTAGGAGTATCTAGCTATGAAGGCACGGAAAGAAAGACAATCAACGCATACAAAATGCCCAAGCCTGATTACATAGCTAATCGTGCAGTAATGATCTTTGACGACATACTCGACAGTGGTCATACTATGGATTTCTTAGTTAAGACTTGCTTCTCTTTAGGTGCAAAGGCTGTGATGCCGGTAGTGTTACTAAAGAGAAAAAACACACCATACGTAAACGATCCACGAGCAAGAGACTTGGTTTCAGTATTTGAAATTGGAGATGAATGGATTTGGGGATATGGAATGGATGATGAGTTTGGACGATGTAGAACGTATAAGCATATTATTTGCAAATGAGTAGATTACAAAAACAAATTTACGATTTCCCAACCGAAAAGTGTTTGGAAATTTTTTGGGAAGGTCTTGGATGGTGTCGCGTAACTTGCGACACTTTTCGTTCCTTTAAGGGCCCTAGACGTGTACAAGGAGACGAGTATAACGGTCCAGTTTATTACAAAGGTACTAACTATTTGCACCTTGGCCGAGTAAAAAAGCCACGTGTAATACAGATTACAGAATTAAATGAAGCAATTAAAAAACAACGCAAAAAAGAAGCTCGCCAAGCTAAAATGGCTTACCCCAAACCAAACACGAAATTTCTCGACTAATATGTTAATAGCAATATCCATACTACTATTCCTAGCTGCACAAACACTTGCTTGGCTACAAATCAATGGTCAATTCGTTTGGCCCTGGGCGAAAAATCATACGATGCTTTTAAGCTTAGTTGGAGTACCAATCAGCTATTTACTTATGCTAGCTAGTGACTACGCTTACGAAGGGATGGATGGAAAGCTTTGGCCTGGTAGATTTATGGCATTTGCAATCGGTATGTTTGTGTTTACAATACTGACAAGTGTGTTGTTGGGAGAAGGTATGACAGTTAAATCCAGTGTAAGTTTGTTTTTAGCGCTTGTAATTATCGTTTTGCAATTGATATGATGTTTCTATTAGAAGTTTTACTTTATACGATTATATCCCGTCTAATAGGGAAATCGTTATTTAAGCAAAAGTATCCTGCTGACGAGGAGATGTTGGTTTTTATAGTGACTTTTGTGATTATGACGATCTGGTTGCTATTCCTGGAACAGATATTATGAATAAGAAACTGTTTAATATGGCAAAGTCAAAGAATCGCGATAAGGCCTTAGATGATGGCTTTTACGATGGACGCTTCCGTCCAAAAACCCAAGATACCAAAAAACAAAAACAACAAAAGCGTGGTAATAATAAAAACTGGTTAGATGAAGAGGATTAAACAAATGCTACATTGGCTGCAGGAGGTGCAGCATATAGTCAACGAAATACAAGCGAAAAGTATGTTTGGTAAGGTGTAACTGTTGACTTTCTGGATTTTTAGGTATAACTTCAATATATAATAATAAATAATAAATAATAAATAAGAAAAA